CTACCACAACGTGGTATCATATCTTGTTGAATCTGATTGTCTTCTAAATTTCTTCTCTGAAGCCACTCAAAATAATGAGGATTATGAACGGTTCCAGTCTCGACTTTACCTGTTTTCCAACTAAAAGGAGTATGACATTGTGTGCAGTACATCTGATCACAATTTCGAACTACTGTAAAATCACTCAATAGGAATCTGTGATTATCATCAACGAGCCACCCATAATATCTTCCTTTTCCAACCGATTGCACAGTAATCTTACTACTGGTATCACTTTGTTTAAAACGTTTAAACCCTTTTAGAACTTTGACGAGTTCGTCTGGTAGTTTTAAATATTCATCTACCATAATATTCACAACATCATCTCCAGCTTTCAATACTAGAGTATGTTTGCTATTCACTGTATAACTCATTCCATTACTTTGATCGACTCGATATAATTCATCTACTCCAGTGCACAACTGGAGCACACGTCGAGGATTTCCATCATCTCCAATGAGTATATCTCCTAGTCGAATATCCTGTGAATACTTTACTGTCCCATCCCACAATAAAATAAGAGTGTCTTCCGCAAAGCATCCATCGATTTTAAAAATCATTTCTCCGCATTTGGGACAAGTTTTTGAATCCTTTGCTAATAATTTTGCAGTTTCGACGTTGTTTGGATCGCATTTATGTTCATCATCTTCAGCCATACACTCATTGCATTCTTTACACGTTTTACGATTACATAAATTGCATTTCCACTGCATAGACAGAAATCCTCTACACTCGGAATTCGGGCATTTGCGAACAAAACTTTTACGTTCAACCTGTTTTGAACGGTTATTTCTATGCAATATGTCTTCGTAGTCATTAATTTTCTTGTAAAGATTTGAAATTTCTATTCGAATTTTTGTAATTTCATTTTTTATCTTTTCGTTTTCAATGATTTGTTCGACAATGGGTTGAGTAGCAGGAAGCATTGCCTTTTCTTGCTCGAAAAGACAGTTTTCTCGATGCGTTTTATACTTGGTGGATACGAATTTTTTGGTAAATTGCAAAACAATCGTTTCACGTGTCATTTCCTTACTACAATTCATACATTTGGATACGGGATTTTGAAGTAAATACGTTTCATAACACTCACGACAAGCTGAATAATTACAATAGGAACACTCAATCTTGAAATGAGTTGTTCGATTATATTTTTCTACGCATATCGGACAAATCGGTTCAGTCATTTTGTAAGATTATTATTGTGTATAAATAAACTTATGTTGCACTATTATATCATCTCAATAATAATCATTTTATTTGTAATTTCAAGATATCTATTTGAATATCAGTCTGATCAACGTTCGGACTATATTCCGCTGAATATTTGGCAAACTTATAAAACAATGAATCTACCCGATCAAGCTAAAAAGTGTCAATCAAGTTGGATTCAACAAAAAAATTATCATTACAAGTTTATGGATGACAATCAAATTCAAACTTTCATGAAAGATAATTTTAGCCCTAGAATCGTTCAAATTTTCAATCGAATGCCATTGGGAGTAATGAAAGCAGATATGTGGAGATATTGTATTCTTTATGTTCATGGTGGAATTTATAGCGACATTGACTCTGTAGTGATAAAACCAATCAAGGACTGGAAAATTAAAGATGAAGATCGAATCATTATCGCTTTAGAAAACGATAAACACTTTTGTCAATGGACAATTCTATCCGAACCCAAACATCCTATACTGAAAAAGGTCATCGAAATGATTGTCGAAGAAGCCGAAAAAGGTATTGATACAAAGAACGAACACTTTGTGCATCATCATACAGGTCCTGGAATATGGACTCGAGCCATTCATCAAACACTTGGATTACCCGAAAATCAAGACGCTAAAAAGACATACGACTCTAAAGATTCAGAGTTGCGTAAAAAAATCAAAGATTTGGGTATTCGATTGGAAAATAAAGATTTCTTTGGAGGTGTAAATGTTCGAAATCTATACGGTTCCACACAGTTCGGGGATGATTATTCGAGCTGGATGGATGAAAGAAATAAAATTTTAAAAAAGTAAATAAATGTTTTACCCCTTGAATATAAATAATAATCAAAGCCTGAAATGGATTTTACTCTCATTGTTTGGATTAATGATTCTATCGATGATATCTACTCAATATTTAGCAAGAAAACCAATCTCTACTTCTAAAGACGGTTTTACAACATTGACTAATTACAAACCAGATAAAATTCTATTTTCGGATTATAGCGGAAACGCTACCTTTCAAGCTTTTGATAAATATTATATTCCACCTAATACGATTGTAATGTGGTTCAACGAAGCCATTCCATCAGGTTGGGCTGAATGCAACGGTCAAAACGGCACTCCAGATCTTCGGGGAAGATTCCCATTGGCCTTTAATAATTCTCAAGTAGCGACCGCAAATTCTATAGGCAAAACAGGCGGTGAAGAAAGAGTCACCTTAAACGATCCTAAATATATCCCAAGTCATACTCACACAGGAACTACAAATGGAGGAGGTTATGGTACAGATATCTGGTATAGAGTATCTGGAAATGATAGCGGAGCTAATTGTTCAAATTGTGGTCAAGGGTTTAATTCACATTCACATACATTTACTACAAATCCAACTGGAGGAAATCAATCTCATGAAAATATGCCCCCATACTATGTTTTAAAATTTATCATAAAATTATAGAAAGTAATAAATCAAATGTATCCAATAAACTCATTATTACTTTCGAATCAAAGGGGAGATATCATATCAGGAACATCGCGGAATTATGGTTTTCCTAAAGGTTCGATCATTATGTGGAACAGTAATCAAATTCCAGCTGGGTGGCAAGAGTGTAATGGAGAATTTGGAACACCTGATCTTCGTGGTCGATTTCCACTCGGAGCTGGTTCCTCTGTAGATGGCACTAGATCCGTCTTTTTACCAAACACCACTGGTGGTTCAGAAACACATTCTCTAACCATAAATGAAATGCCTAGTCATTCGCACACTGGAACAACTGACCCAGCAGGATGGGGAGCAGTAGATAAATGTGCAGATAACGGAGCAGGAAAATTTCCACAAAGTGGTGGTTCACATGCTCACGCTTTTACAACTGATCCTACAGGATCAACACTTGGTTCAAGTGTTGGAACACCAGGTGTAGCACACAACAATATGCCTCCGTATTATGTTTTGAAATTTATCATAAAATTATAATAGAGATAAATAAATGAATGCAAAATTAGTCTCTATTATACTCATATTTTTGTTTATATCTTATATTATAAGCTTATTTTTCATACCTTATTCATCTTCATCAAAAACAGATCTTCTTCCTACTATTTTACGGTCAGCTTCTGAAAATTATATTCCTACACATGCTATTATGTCAGACCGTGATGGACTTTTAGCATCCTTAGAAATAAACAATATATATATTCCTCCTAAAACCATAATCATGTTTTCTGGTGAAATTATTCCTTCGGGTTGGGTAGAATGTAATGGAGAAAACGGAACTCCTAATCTTCGAGGAAGAATCCCTCTCGCATTTAATAATTCATCAAATTCGCTCGCAAACAAAATTGGTAATACAGGAGGAAAATATGATATTCCATTAAGTATATCCGAGATGCCTAGTCATACACATACTGGAAAAACACAGGAAGGAGGATTTGGTAAAGTATCTTACGGTACCGTATGTGGTGCAACCACCCGTATTGCCGACGACAGAGACGAACACACCCATACTTTTACAACCAACTCTACTGGTGGTTCTCAACCCCACAACAATATGCCCCCATACTATGTCTTGCGATTTATTATGAAAACTTAATATTTTTAAAAATTAATTATTTAAACAAAATGAGTTGTAATAATTTACCTGAACCTAGTAAAGAACAAACTACAAATGCCGCTGCTCAGATTGCAACCGCATTGGGAGCAACCGCATGTGCAACGTCTTCTGATATTCAGCAGTTCAGTATAGCTGGTTCTGGATATGTAAATACACCTATTGCAGATGCAGGGGTCAACTTTAAACAAAGTTATAGTGATTCACTTATAAATACAATCGGTTGCGAACAATTGGCTATTGCCTCTACGGAATTTGCAGCATCAGCCAAAAAAATCTCCTGTTTTATCACTAAAGACACTAACAATGTAAATGTGAGCACTAAAACCGTAAATACCATTGTAATTGAAGCAGGAAGAGATTTTATATCAGAAGCTGAAATCAAATTAACTCAAAAAGCACAAGTAAAAGTTATCCAACTCACAAGATTAGACCAATCTACTAAAAATACAATGCTTAATGAGGTAAAAACACAAACCAAGAATATACTTGATCAAATACAAGACTCGAAATCAGGCATTTCGGCTACTCCACAAGGATCTAAAGCTGTAAGTCAAGCAAGAACCAATGTCGAACAAGTCGATTTTAATCAAGTGGTAAATGATACTGTTAGAGATATCAGCATAAATACAGATACTCAAAACATAATCAAAATTAAAGCAGGTCGAGATATCATATTCAAAGCCAAATTTGAAGCTAATCAGGAACTTCTTGCAGATGTAACCGCTCAAGTATTCCTTTCAACCGCTGTTTCTGCTGCTTTAGAAAGTTTCACTGAAAATCTATCTGAAACACAAACTCAAATTAAACAAAAAGCCGAAAATTTAGGTGCAGATACACTCGGAACACAAGCTGGTGATGGTATAGCTAAAATGACAAAAGCAGCACGAGAAAGTCAATTCGGAGCGACGTCGATTGTGTTTGTTATCGCAGCTGCAATCGTCGCAGTCATCTTTTTGAAAAAAGGCGGTGGTGGCGGTGGAACAATAGTTGTCGCAGGAACTGGAGGTAGCGGTGGAACAACAAATGTATCGGGTAAAAGTGGAGGGTTTGGAAAAGTTGCAATTGTTCTTATTGGATTAATTATTGGTAGTCTGGGTATATATGCATCGTATAAAGCTATGCAAAGTTTTACTAAAGAACAGTATGATAAACAATACATAGAAAAAGTAAAAGCAGCCGAAGCAAAACTTAAATCTTGTTTAGATGATCCATTGATTCCAGTCGCCGATAATAAAAAACTATGTCCTATTGACAACGTAGAATATAATTATGATGATGACTACGGAGGTAAATATAAAACTGCTTTTTACACATGTATCACGTTTATCTGTTTGACTACATTTTTGGTATTCATTACTTTTTACTGGATTTACAAATTTTTTACTGGATGATCTATCAAGTTTATTTTACAATTTCAATGGTAAAATAAATGACCTCTACTAATATTTTCGTAAACAAGTATCAGTTGAATACTAAACTTCAAGACAAATTTCTTCGAATACATACCTTTAATTCTACCGAAGCAAATAATATCTTTAATCTAAATTATCAATTATACTTTGATGCTTATGGAAATGTGGCTGTTGAAACCCCAGAAAAACTACTTTTGGTAAATTATATAAATCCAATGGCTACAAATAAGCCTATGATTTTTAATAATCCAGCTAATAAAGTCGATCCTGACAAACGTATAGATGAGAATAAAAATCCTTATAATATAGTCTTTTCTCCCAATTTACTATGGATTTTATATAAAGTTGTCATTACTCAACAAGAAGCTCAAAATAGTAGCACACCTATTGATCCAGGGACATATTGTTATTTGTTATTTAACTTTTTTCATACAGAGGATTATAAAAATTATTATAAAATTCGAAAAGATGATGCTATGAATCTTTTTCATGATTATTGTGTGAAAACCAGTGATCTTGATCCTACTTGTTCTTGTCTTCCTGTTAATGGCGATATATGCGCAGCACGCCTTTTACCCAAAGCTATGATTGACGCAAGAAAAGGATCATCCGCGTATAACGCATTTACTACGGTTTGTCAACACACTGAAAAGGGTTGTCAAACGATCACATCGTATCCTGACAGTTTTTTGAATCAATATTATATTGACTATCCTCGTCCTCCTTCAGTAAATGTAGTTTTATGCGCTCAAACTTTTAGTGCAGGTAGAGATATCTCGATTAACAAAGGAGATGTCGAACAACAATGTAAAATAACAGGCGATAATAGTATCGGAGCCGTCATCGAAGAAAGAATCACAAACAAACCCTTCACAGGAACTACTCCACCTATCGTTCAA